TAACACAGTTAACGAATCGTATGTTGCGTGGAATTGGAAAAAAGGTGTGACTCCTGGTTTTGATGTAGTAAGTTATGTTGGGGATAATATATCTGGACGATTGGAACCTCATTCACTTGGTATAAAGCCTGATGTAGTTATTATTAAAAATTTACAAGATTCACCGCCAGATGATAATTGGATTGTTCAACATGCGGGGTTAACCAGTGGAGTAAATGCTAATAATACTACCTTCACTTTATCGTCATATTCTGACATAGTGCTATTGAATACTAATAATTCTGTTTTATCATATATATTTGATGAGCAGATTAATGGAAGTGGCTATGAATATATAGCATATCTATGGACAGGAATTGAAGGTTTTTCTAAGTTTGGTTCTTACACTGGTAATGGTAATGTTGATGGTCCTTTCGTATATTGTGGATTTAGACCAGCGTTTATTATGATTAAAAATGTTACTGGTGCCTATAGTTGGGCGATTTATGATACGAAAAGAAAAACGTATAACTATATGGTAGAAGTTCTTTTTCCTAACCAGAACCTCATAGAAAGCACCACAGAATTGGAATCTACTTATGGTATAGACGTAGTATCCAATGGATTTAAACTAAGAGCATCCCACGTAACAAGAAACTTTAATGGGCATGATTACATTTACATGGCATTTGCTGAAGTTCCGTATAAATATTCAAGAGCTAGATAATAAAGGGAATGTTCCATGTGGAACATATTAAAAGGAAAATAATAAATGCAAAATTTTGGAATACAAGTAGCCGAAGGCTCAGAAATAACAAACTTAACGATACCAACAGGAACGTCATTCCCAGCGAATGATAATGTTGGAGAAATGTTCTACAGAACAGATGAAGATACATTGTATGTCAGAAATAATACAGGATGGGCTGTTTCTGGTGGCAGTGCTACCGTAGGGTCAATTTCTTCTATCGGTTCTACCTCAACACCTGATGGTTACTTACAATGTGATGGTAGCACTGTATCAAGAACAACTTATGTTGACCTGTTTACTGAAATAGGCACGATTTACGGTGTAGGTGATGGTTCAACAACATTTGATATTCCTGATTTACGTGGTGAATTTTTAAGAGGCTGGGATGATGCTAGAGGTGTTGATACTGGACGTGCTTTAGGTAGCACCCAGACTGATTTATTTAAGGCGCATACACACCCATCTTCGGCTTTGAATATACACAGTGCTCATACTGTTATGAGTGGTGGTATTGGTGTTGCCAATGATGGTAATTCTACAGGTTCTACTGGTGGCACAGAAACAAGACCACGTAACGTTGCAGTAATGTACGTTATTAAATATTAAGGACAATAATAAATGGAAAATTTTGGATTAGAAGTAGCTCAAGGTTCAGAAATAGTGAATTTGACGATACCTACAGGAACCGCATTTCCAGCAAATGATAATGTTGGAGAACTGTTCTACAGAACAGATGAAGATACATTGTATGTTAGAAATAACACTGAGTGGGCGGTTTATGGTAGCAGTGCTACAGTAGGGACAATTTCTCCCATAGGTTCACCATCAATACCTGATGGTTACTTACAGTGTGATGGTTCCACAATATCAAGAACAACTTATGATGCCCTGTTTACTGAAATAGGCACAGTTTATGGTGTTGGTGATGGGTCAACGACATTTGGAGTTCCTGATTTACGTGGTGAGTTTTTAAGAGGTTGGGATGATTCTAGAGGTATTGATTCTGGTCGTTCTTTAGGTAGTGCGCAGATTGATTTATTTAAGGCGCATACGCATCCATCTTCTGCTTTGAATGTTCCCAGTGGTATTCCTGTTCTTGGTGGTGGTATTGGTGTTGCCAATGATGGTGCTGCTACAGGTTCTACTGGTGGTACAGAAACCAGACCACGTAATGTTGCAGTAATGTACGTTATTAAATATTAAGACTATAACAAACTATAAATACAAATAAAGATTATTTAACATATAAAAGGATACAAAAATGGATATATTTAATTATGCCCAAGAAACAGGCGAATACTTATCAACAGTGGTAGCGGATTTAGACCCTCTTGATAGTTTACCTTTAATACCAGCATATGCTACTGATGTTACTGTAATAACACCAACAGCCGGAAGTGTTGCCACATTTGATGGAACCGTGTGGGCAGAAATTGAAGACCATCGTGGTGCTACAGTTTATGACACTACTACTAAAGAAGAATCAACAATCACAGATTTAGGTGTAATTCCTGCTGATAAAACTGAAATAGCTCCTGATGCTTACACAACATGGAATGGTTCAGCGTGGGTTGTAGATTTACCTACAGCTAAAACGGCAGAAAAAGATACAGTTGATGGTTTAGCTGAACAACAAAGGCAGACGTTTATAACAAACGGTTCTGGTCAATCTATGACGTATCAACAAAAAGCTACTGAAGCTGATGCTTACATCACGGCTGGAAGTCCTGTTGATTTAACCCCATACCCTTTCGTTCAAGCAGAAGTTAACGCTACTGGTAATACTGCTACTGTTGCTGCTAATGATATTCTTGCTGCACAAAGTGCGTGGATTGTTAAAGGTGCTGATATTGAAGAGCTAAGAATTAAAGCTAAAATTGATATTGATGCTGCTGTAGATATGGCGGCAATCACTGTGATTATGACAGCTTATGAAGCTGCTATCGTGTTGGTATAATCAAAGAATAATATGGGTATTTTAAAATTAAAACGTGGCACTGAAGCTAATAGAAGTGGTTACACTCCTGCTGATGGTGAAATAATAGCAACTACTGACCAAAAACAATTGTTTTTGGGTGATGGTTCCACGGCTGGTGGTAATGCCATTGGCGGTGGTGGCATTGATGCTGGCGGTGTTATTGCTGTTGGAGTATCGACAATTCCTAATGGGTATTTAAAATGTAATGGTTCTACTATATCAAGAACAACTTATTCGTCACTATTTGCTGTTCTGGGAACAGTTTATGGTGTAGGTGATGGTTCGACAACGTTCAGATTGCCCGATTTACGTGGTGAATTTATAAGAGGTTGGGCTGATAATAGAAGTGTCGATACTGGTCGTGTTATTGGTTCAACACAGGTAGACGATTTTAAATCTCATAATCATAAACAATACTCAATCGCAATAAATATATCAACTTCAACTGGAGCAGGACATTATTCGAGCACAACGTCAAACTCTGCCAATACTTCTTCCACTGGTGGCTCTGAAACAAGACCTCGCAACGTGGCTATGATGTATGTCATTAAATATTAGACGGGGATTAAAAGCTTAAACTATAAATAGAGTAAAAGTAATTTAAGGATAATTCTAAAATGGCAACTGTTTACTCTATCAATTATACTGACCCTAACGAACTTGGGTTTATCATAAACCCAAATCAAATTAACGGTAGTTCAGGTTCCGCGTCAAATTCTAGTTTAGTTCTACATGGAACTGGGCGTTTAAAATACGGTGAAGCACTTAATGAAAACATGCTTCACTTATTAGAACATTTCGCTAGTCCAGAACGAATCATGCCGTTAGCTTCTGTAATTCAAGAAGCTGATAACACTGGAGCACTTGGCACTCATTGGGTAACCATCTTCGGTGATGTTTCAGGAAATTTCATCCCTTCATTTCAATTCGACATTGTTGGTTCATTAAGTAGTGTTAATGACGGTGCATACACTGTTGTTTCAAGCACTTACGACCAACCATCAGGTAAAACTACCATAGTCTTAGCAGAAGCTTTTCCAGATGATAATGCTTCTAATTTAGGAAACGTAGAGTATGCTGTTATCGAACCAGACCCTACGATGGTCAACCCTCCTTATTCTATAGGTCAATTATGGTTTAACAAAACAGACGATAAAATGTATATCTATCGTAATGTTTCAAACACACCTACTGATATTTTTCAATGGATTTTATTGGGTTCTGGTAGTGCATTTGAATCTACACCAGAAGAACCTTTACTACCAACAGAAGGTATGTTATGGTATGACAACGTTCAAGAACAGTTAAAAGTTTATCACAATGGAGTATTTGAAAGTGTAGCTGAACGCTACGTGTTAAAGGCTGGTGATATTATTGCTTCTGAATCTGGATTAGTTGGCTCTGTAGGTCATACTGATGGTGTGTTGGTGTTTAACAACGCGAGTAACACGGTTGGCACCTTATTCCTTAACGAAGGTCAAGGGGATGCTAGTAATGCCCCAGATATTAGAGCTGATTCAGCCATGTCACAATCGTCTGGAACTCGTTTCGGAATAAACTTTGATGGTGATAATACGGGAACCGATGATTTTATAGTAACCAAAGGTTCGCATTTAAGCGGTTCACAAACACCTTTAATGGCTGTTGAAAATGATGGCACGTTACACGTTTACACGGTTGCATACGAAACCCTTTTAAGTGATGTTAACGATATACCGAACTTAAAATATGTTGATGATGGTATTTCTAACTTAGCTAATGTGTATGTTGAAAAAGATGGTGATACAATATCTTCCGTGCTACCTGCTGTTGGATTTGTTGGAAGAACAGATGGTGTTTTAAATTTCGATAATGTGTTGTTCTTAAATGAAGGTAAAGGCAACGTATCAAATGCTCCTGATATTAGAACCGTTGGTGCTATGCTGCTTTCTGCTGATACCAGCATAGTAAACGCTGTTGATGGGAATAATGACGGAACAGGATACTTTGCAGTAACTAAAGCTGCTTATGAAACTACATCAGATGTCCCATTGTTTCAAATTGAAAATGATGGTACAATCCATTCTGATGTTCCAAATTATGAAACATTAGTAATTGATGTTAACGATATACCAAACAAAAAATATACTGATGATGAAATCTCCGCAGCAACTAATGCTATCACTGGCGGTGAACAATTAGTAAGATATAACCCAGCGGTTCCTGTAAATGGTGACATAAAAGATACTGGTTCAGGTGCTTCC